GGACTCCATCTATTAGCAAATGTTTAGAAAAGAAAAGAATAGCAACTAGAAACAGCAACGCAGTTTATATGTGTTCTAAAGTAAAAGCTGAATTAGATGCAGATAACAAAATACTAAGGATAGAAAAATTAAAATAATTTATGAGTCTTAATAATGATAGATTGGTTTTTAATAAAGGTAGAAAAAATAACAAGAGCAATATTTCATTGGTCTTGGAGAGTACAGACTCAAAGAAAATGGAAAAGAAAGAAGTAAATGGAGTTTGTATTAACAATGATAATGTGTGCTTATGTCGAGGGTAAAACGACTTGTATGCCAGCTCATAGAATAGATGAAACTTATACAGATGCTTATAGTTGTATGCTTTCAGGTTATACAAAAGCTTATGACAAGATTCTTGAAATAGGCAAAGATGATGTTAATAAATTTAATATCTATATAAAATTTGGCTGTAATGAAGATAACTCTAACAAAACCACAACATCGTATATCATCATCAACTAAAAGATTCAGAGTATTAATATCAGGTAGAAGATTTGGTAAAACATATCTTGCTATAACTGAGATGATGAAATATGCGGCTATACCTAATCAAAAGATATGGTATGTAGCACCAACTCTAAAGATGGCAAAAGACATTTGTTGGTCAAATTTAAAAGAAGTTCTTAATCAATTCAATTGGATAGAAGATATAAACGAAACTACACTTACGATAACTATTAGAAAAACTAATAGTACAATATCTTTAAAATCTGCTGATATGCCTGACTCTTTACGAGGTACAGGATTAAACTTTTTAATTTTAGATGAGTTTGCAGATATAGATAAAAGAACTTGGTTTGAGGTATTACGAGCATCAATATCAGATACATTAGGAAAAGTGT